CCATTAACGGAATCCACAGGATAGTCCGGAGGGTTATTGGAAGTGTAGAGATTGAAACGGCTGGTTCCGTTGATAATGGACGCGGTTCCGTCATCGTTGAACTGGATACCATGCGATACACCGTTCAGCATCCGGAAGAAGGTCCAATTCGCCATCTGTGCATCGGTCAGATCCGGCAGCCGGACATACTGTTCAGTATACAGTTCAACTTCACCGGTCTTTCCGTTGACTTTAGTGACCGGATACGGAGGCTGGTTGTTCTGGCTGTAGATCTGGGCCATCAGGCTTCCATGGATGATATATGCCCTGTCGTCATTACCGAACAGAATACCGCGATAGGAACCGTCACACATCCTGAGCAAGGTCCAGTTATCTTCCGGTACGTTAGGCAGGACGGTTTCATGGTCCTGGTAGAGGATGACATTCCCGGTCTGGCCATTGACTGACAAAACGTTTGACTCAGAGATTTTATTCAACTGATCGATTAGCCAGTCAAGGTTCAGCTGGTGCATATCAGTATAGGGAAAGTTTTCAAATAAGGCCATATAATTCGTTCCTCCTTTCTTAGTAAACGAGTAAGCAGAACCTGTCTTTGAAAGAATCAATAATGATTCTCATGACATTAAGTTTGCCGGCCACTTCAATTTCCTGTTCAAGCATCTGCTGGGAAGTGGTAACACCGATGTTTCCGGCAGTGTGGTTTTCCCGGACTGTCTCTCCCACCCTATTGATGGATTCGCCATGTGTCAGGGTTTCCTGTTTCCCGTAGGTGGTGGAATTGGATCCGGAATTATCATCTGACACACTGTGTCCATATGTCACATCGTTCCGGTCATGCAGCTGCGGAGCATTGCTGTCGTAGGATGTAATATATCCGCTGGTACTGTCCATGCCGGAGTTGGTCTCTGTTCCCCGGGATGATATCAGCTGCAGATCGGTACCGGAGTCCTTCCGGATATCGTTCCCGGAATGCGCGTCTGTCTGGTCAGTGCTGATCGTTTCGGTTTCGGTCCTGTTATAGTTCTCAATCGGATTATACTCTTTCTTAGCAGCATTGTAAATCCGCTGCCATGTCGGAAGAGACAGCTTAGACCACAGGCCGATCATGGTCTTGCAATAGTCGTAATCCGGAAAGAGACATTCCAGTTCGGCGCATTCGGAAAGTATGTTTCCGATGATCGTCTGCCGGTCATCGGATGACATACCAGACGGGATCCGCATATCATCGAACAGATGACTGTTAAACTTGTACAATCCCAGTACGGAAAGTCTTGTGCCTCTGGACATTACTGATCACCTCCATAAACAGACTCTGGTCTGTTTTGAGATTCCTGCCCGGAAACAAGACCGAAGTCCGGTTTTACTCTCCAGTCAACGGCCAGCGAAAGACCGAACATTTCGTTAGCCTTCTCCAGTCCTTTCCGGATCTCTTCCAGCCAGAGTTCACACCTTGTCGCGGTTTCGACATTGTTCGCGTTCACTTCATCGGTAATGAGTCGTTCACGTTTGTCCGTGTTCGCGTTCGGAATACCGATATCCGTATCAAACATGGCCTCAATCTTCCGCATATCGGAAAGGATATCGGAAGCCACATAAGATTCTTTGATGTTCTGGACAAAGGGGAACCAGGAAGGCTTACCCTGTTCATCCATGAGATTCTTTCCGATCACGACAGCCGGTTCGCCATTACTGATCTGGTCGAACATCTTTTTGAATGTTTCGGCCTGAGCTTTCGTATTGGCGCCGAAAATGGTATTGGTCTTAACACCGATCAGATTTACACCGATGGCCTCCGCTGCCAGTGCCATCTGATCCGCATAATAACCAATGATATCCTGAATGCTGGAATAATCCGGCATCAGCTTGATGATCGCTGCATCTTTATTGATATCTGCTGTTATCGTGTTGAACAGGGGATTAGTGATAATGACATATGTGGGCCTATAATAGATGTTATATCCACCCAATGCCCCAGCCTGACAGATCGTTCCGAACTTGGGTGTATTGATCACCGCGATGAAACCCAGGCCGTACAGAGTATAGAGGAAATAGTCCTGGTCCCATTCTTCCGGCAGCGTCCATTTGAATACGCTGATAGCCTTCTGGAATAAATACTTCCGGAAGTACCGGCGAATAGCAGTATTTTTAACATGGATCGTAGAAGGCGAACGTTGTGAATTGTAATAATTCAACGTCTGGTAATCAAACGGTGCTGCCTGATCAAATAGTTCGTTTGACACGCTTATTCACTCCTTTCTTTCTTGTAGAATACCACATTGATAATAATGTTACAAGGTCAACGGATGTTGGTCCGGGATATCCTTCTCTGGTGGGATCCACCCAACAGGGAAAAGCCAGATAATTCCATGCTGCGCTGCTATAGGATGACCGGTGGACACCGCCTCCCGGGATGCTTCCGGAATCCATACCACCTGACTGCATGACAATTCCTTCACCGCAATAAATGCCCATATGGACAAAGTTACCGATACCGTCACCGGCATACTGGGGAGGGATCGGTGGATTTCCGTCTTCCGGGATCCTGTGGAAGAGGAAGCAGCCTGTCGGAATAGTGTTATACGTTGCCATGTATTCAGCAATCGTACCTTTCCACCAGAGGATCGGTGTTGGATATTCGGGAGGGTCCCTCGGTGTTGAAGTATCAAAAGTCGCTGTAGATCTCCATAGGCTGTTCGTTCCCGGGCCAAGGGTCCATCCTTCCTGACCGACAATGCTTATCATATTCCAAACATAATCACAGAATTGAATACAGTCCATCTGTGAATACGGGATCTGCACACCGGTAACAGCCGGATCCAATGATAAAGCATATTGCGCGAAGTCCGCTCCCCATATCCACTCCGGATCCGGGGGAGGGTCTGGTTCGGGTTCCGGCTCCGGTTCCGGTTCCGGCGGTTCAGGTCCAGGCGGTTCAGGACCACCTTCAAAATACTCATACCATTTCCGGGCATTTTCTTTTCGGATGCTCCTGACGGAATCTGTTCCTTCATAGCAATGCATCCAAACCATTGCCAGAGTTTCAGGTGGCTCCGTTGATGTTACAAATTTATCCCATGTCCAATAAACACCGTTTATTGTTCTGGGATGAAACTTTTTATTGTCATGGTATTCCCATAACAATCTCTGCATCTGAATATCGCCATCATACCATTCTGTATTATAGCGAATAGCATAACCGACAAGCTGGTTATTATCCGGATCTACTTCTCCCCGGCCTTTCCACTGAACGAAACCATAAGCGCTATCCGGATGATATATTGCTTGGTCATTTCCTATATCAGATAATGAAGCGCCCTGATGAGGAAAGCTGCCGACAGGATAAACTCCGGCAGGGTTAAGGTTTGATTCATAATTCATATTGCCGAGCATGGCCGAGATCGCGTTTACAGACCATCCTTCTGCAATAAAGATATCATAAATCTTTTGCGCGTTATACTTCTGATAGGTGGATGATGTGCCGGACGATTTACCGATATCTGAGTATGGAGTTGCCACATACCATCCATTGTACAATTCGACACTCATATATCATCCCTCATTCATAGAAGAATCCATTCTTCATATACCGGTTTATTTCTTCCGTTTCGGATTGAGTCGCTGAGAACGGGAAGTCATCTTCCGCGCACTGGATATATCCGGGAATCGTTGAAATTTTCCGGACCTTACACAACGGCCTTCCGAAATGCGCTCTGTCTTCATCAACAAGCCTTCTATATTCACCTACCAGGATCGGAGGTTCAACAACTTCCAGAAGGCTGCCATTCGTTCCGAGATTAGAAACTTTAGGCATTGATTCTTTTATTGCGTTTCCGATATTCTGGAAGATACCGGCCACATTCCCGGTAAATCCGGACGCAACAGCAGCCATTCCGGAAGACAGGCTGCTCATGTAATCGGTCATGACCTGGCTTAACTGGATAGGAACACCGATCTGAGCCTGACGCTGGGTGAAGTACTTGTACGGATCCGCGTTATCACCATACCCGTCTGTAATTGCGAATGTAGCATCCGCGATGCCTGTTACAAAATCAATAAACACTCTGCCATACAGATAATTATTTTTACCGTACTGCATATATGTCGTATCAATAGGGATTTCTCCAAATGGAGGATAATAGGCAGTTATCGTGGTATATGGTGCATGGTTCAGATAGTCACCTCTGGCTGCTGCCTGTGGATGCTGCGCTATAGGTGTGTTTGTTTTGAATCCAAATTCCCTGATAAGATGTGTTGCCAGCACACCTTTAACACCGGTATCCCAGTAACCGACATAAATATTTAATTCACCTTCACCGACATTTTTCTGCAGGAACGGGAACCACATACAGCTAACGATATACTGAAACGGATTAAACATGGATTTATATAATCCTTCTCCCATTTCTGTAATATTAGATGCTGCAAAAATATTTGAACTGAACAGATAATTGATCAGGTTTGTCAGCTGCTGGCTGTTCAGCGCGTAATATGATATGGATCCGAATTTAGTAAACACTGAATGATTGACCACACCCAGGATGAAAACACCTTCATCCACACTGGTCTGATAAATATCAGAGGATATCTGCTGCCGGGTTATGGCCGTTTGTGTGGTAGCAGGATAGAACGTATCCACGATATCCCCATCAAACGCGGCATCTGCCCGGATCACGTACGCGGACGTGTTTCCGATCTCTGCCCTGAAGCTGGCCAGGGGATCCACCCGGCACTGGCACTGCCATGTACCATTCAGATACTGCCAGTCGGTGATATAGTAATATCGCTGCCAGTAGGGGATCGCCACATAGTTCCAGAGTGACGGTGTAAACTCTCCGGACACGTTGTTTCTTCCTATTATAATAGTGGGGTTCAGGAAGCTGGTTTCCTCTTTCAGCTGGCAGCTGATATTTTTACCCTGGGTAGGGTTCGGTGCTTTGGTGCTGTTCTGTCTCTTTGTGAAAGAGTAGAAAGTTGCTATCATTTGTTACCTCCTATGAAAAGAGGGAGGATGACTCTGCCCTGTCACCCTCCCCGGGAAGTAGGTTATCCATCGGACCGGACAAGCCAGGGAACAAGACCGGCCCGGTCCGGAAGGATTCATTATGCCAGCAGGAAGATAATACCCTTTTCGGTATTGTCGAAGAACACTCTCTGGTTCGCATGGATATGCAGATTGCGATACATACCGCGAGTATTCAGAGGAGTGCTGAGGATCCTGCGGTCCAGCAGCGTCATACCCATCATGTCGCGGTCAAACATGATGCCAAGGACATCATTCACGGCCACTTCATCACCGGGAGAGTTGGAGTAGACCAGTGTGCCGGTGTTGTCGGTATATGCCGGGAATACTTCGATATTCTCCCGGTCGCCTTCCGTGCTGCTCTGCCAGAAGGGGATCGCTTCGGTATCGGCCTTGCTGAAGAAATCGTTATGGAAGGTGTTGGAGAGTACGCGCGCTTCCATCTGCTTCATGAAGGGACTGTACAGATAGACACGCTGCATCTCTTTGGGAGTGTGACGCAGGACGGGTTTACCGGTGATCGTGGTCTGGTAATGGATGCTGCGCTTGGTCATCATATCAGACTTGTCATCGATCACAGCATATGCCCACCGGCAGAAATCAGGGAACACAGCAGGTCCGAAGATATCCTGCTTGGTATAGGTGTTGCCGGTGGCACTGTTGTACATGGTCAGCAGCTTCACAACACGATCACTCTGGTTTTCATCGTAGATCGCGCCGATGGCATTACAGAGCAGACCGCGCTTGATCTCTTCATTGGACTGCTCCAGCCGGTTCTGGATATTCGTCATGATCAGGCCGAGGAAGCTTCCCAGTTCATCCGGACCGGAGAACGCTGTCTCCAGCTGCCGTTCAGTGATCGTCATTTCATCGAAATAAACGGACTGCCCGTAGAAATTGGTCTGCAGGACATTGGGTTTCTTGATTTTCCAGGGGTCAACGGATCCACCGAGACCGTCCGGAGGATTCTGGCCGGCGTCAAACAGAACGGGATACTTGAAAGCAGGATCGTCCTGCCAGTCATCGTCCGCGATGGACAGCTTGCGCATGACACCACCCCAACGGAAACTATCCATATCCAGACCGGTCATGGACGCGGAATAGGTCCTCGCGGAGAAAATGGTCCTGCCCAGGATATTACTGATCGCGTTCATGACAGAGTCACGGTCCGCGCGCAACGCGATCTGGGCGACAGATACGAATGACCCGGTATCGGTCGGAGCAGCCACAGCCTGTCCGGTAGCTTGCTGGACAATCGAAGTCAGGACAGTCGAGATCTGCTCAAAGTTGAGTGTGTTAACAGACATCAGTTACCCTCCTTTTCTAAATCAGGTCGAATTAAAGAACGTAAGGCATCTTCTGCCTTTTTGTTGATATCATCAACGGAATTGCTTCCGAAAGATGCGTTCTGAACGTTGCTGGCCTGAATCACTTTGGCCAGGTTATCATTGGAATCCTTCAGGCCCTGAAAGAGTTCCTTCAGCTCCGCGATGGGATCCGCAGCAGCTGCCGATTCCTGTTCAGGTTCCGGTTCAGCCTGTGGATTTTCCTGTGGATTCTGTGGATTATTTTCCACGGTCTCCTGATCCATCTTCCGGATCTCATCAGCTGTAAATCCGGCTTTAAGCATCCGAGCGACTTCTAAAAATTTCATTCAATGTTCCCTCCAATTCGATCAGTTCATTATGGATCCTGTCAATACTTGCCATAACGGCTTCCACACTTGCATTGTAAGGATTTGTTACAGAATAGTCAAGACCTGAAAACAAACTGACATAAGTAAATCCGGACATTGTCCGTGTTCCTACTCCGTTTCGTCCGGTTTTCGTGCTTCTGGTACTATCCCGGACCGTATCATTTCCGCAATAAATACCGACATGGGAGAAATTCCCCAGGCTGTCCTTATAGGTCTCCGGGCATCCGTCCTGCTTCCAGACATAGACGAAAGCACCTACCGGGATGGATCCGAATTTCTTCCGGCATTCCTCCACAGTTCCGCGCCATGAGAAATAGTTCCGGTACATACTGTTGGATCCTCGCCAGTCGTAGACACTGCCATCCTTCTTCCGGACACCGATATCCTTTAAGACAGCTTCCACAAATCCCTGACAATCCATTCTATCATATGTATACTTATCCCATTTAGGAAGCAGTGCATTCTCAGCGAATTGCAGTCCGGTCTTCATTTGGCACCATCCATTTTGTCGATCAGTTTCTGGATAACTAATGTATTGTTGTTCAAGGCATCCACCATGTCAGATTTCTGCTGATTGATCGCGTCCGAGAAACTGACTTTCAGATCCGTAATGGTTTCGCTCAGTTTCTGGCTTTCTTCCTTGTGGGCCTTCTGTTCTCCATTCAACATGATGAACATGGCAACAGCACAAGCAATAGGAAACCCTACCGTCTGGATAAGCTTTACTATCTCTTCCATATGAATCACTTCCTATTAATAAAATTCGGACAGTCACTCTGTCTCATGCACTCGCCAGTGCTTCCCCGGCCTTCTGGGCCTTGCGTTGGGGAACAGATTGACTGCCCGTCATTATAATATAACAAAATCCCCAGCCTGTAAAGACTGGGGACGGGGTGAGGAAGAAGGGTGATGGGAACCCTTTAACCGGCAGATTCCACCAGGTCGAAATTCACGTAACGGTTACCCTTCTTGCTGGTGTTGATGATGATCTTGATCTCCGGCTTCTGATCGTCCGGGAGATCGCCGAAGCTTTCCTCGTACTTGAGATACTTCTCAATGAAAGCCTTGACTTCCGTCTTGTAGAACGTGTTGTCGTTGCCGTTCAGGATGACCAGGACCGCGTGTTCGCTGCCATCAGTCGCTGTATACTGATGGGTGTGACTGGCGACAGGCTTGATGATCAGGCCTTCACAGTCCTTCAAATTCACGTGCTTGTCATTCATTGCCTTGAACAGCTGCATAGGGGTCAGAGTTGCCATTGTACCTACTTCCTTTCTAATCCGGTTAAACCGGTTTGATACCATTATAATACTATTCAATCTTCCAAAAGTCAAATAAAATGTTTCACGTGAAACAAATTATCTTAAACCGAATAATTCCCGGAAGATGATTTCAAGTTCAAAACTCTCAAACCATACATTTTTCGACACCATGTAATGAACGCGCAACATGTAATAGTCCTGCTGGAACATCTTAAGGCCGATACCGAAACTGTCATAATACGGTCTATCTCCCTGGGTGCCGGAAACATAATACCGTCTGTCTGATTTGTGCTTATAGATACCGATCTCACCGACAGATACGATATGTACATATTCCGTCAACGGTTCAGACCGGATATTCGTTTCATCTGTCCGGAAAGCATTATCCAGTGCCATCTGTATAAAATCGTCATCCGCATTCTGATAGAGGACAGTGCTTTTCTTCTTTTCACTGATAGGGGAGGACAGCAGCAGTATCACCATACGCGTCTGATCAGCTGATCGCCAGACCATCTGATTCCCGGTGATCATCCGGATAGCGGTCTTCATGAAATGCCAGGATGAAAAATACGGATTGACTAACGTGTTGGCATTACCGAGCATGATACACCTGACTGCCGGTTTCCCTTCCAGTTCCCGGTTCCTGTTCACGGTCTCGTAAAAATTCAAGAAAGCCTGAAACTCGTTTTTGATAGGCCGCTCACCAATAGACGCGATAAACTCATCGAACACAATGTAATCATAATCCGAAAAGTCGATACCGCGGACATTGGCCACAACCGATAACGCAACACCTACCGCGACAATAGGACCGGTCTTGTCCGTTTCCCTGAACGTGACCGTTCCTCCGGACGGATACGGGTTAATGTCCATGGACAGATCATCGTTCAACTTTTTGAAAGGATTTCCTTCTGATTTACTGCACTGGTCAAGCTGGCTTTTCAGTCTCCGCAGATAGATAAATTTCCGGCCTTCCTCTTTCAGCTTCCGCAGGATCCCGTATGTCTTCCCCACACCGCGCGCGCCAATGACAGAGATAATGCTGCTGGGTTGGGAAAGGATATAATCCCAGTTCACCCAGCCTTGTGATGTGTAGATCTTACCCATGCCAATTTACCCTCCATCCACAATGCGGACACGGATCCTCATGCCATTTCAGATACCCATGACATTCACCGCATACATACCAATATCCATTTCCGGGATCCCCTTCAATCTCAGGGATCGTGATCGGTTCCTCAGTCTTTTTCTGTTCCTTTTCTTCCATTATAATTATTCCCTCTCTTTCTGATAGTCTCCGTATAGTTGGATCTCATTAAGCAACAAACGATAGTCGCGAGAATAAGACATAACGTAAGTGCCAGGGACAATAGCAACATTCTGGCCAATATGTACCGTGTTTCCTGAAACAGGGTCAGTATAATCAAAGTCGTCGTCATCATTGTAAACAGAAATAGTCCCTCCTGCCTTCTTCCATTTCATTCCTACCCGGAACCGATCCAGCGTCTTTAGTTCTTCCACCGCAAAGGGAATGCCGGTTTCTTCATTTATCTTTTTACTGACACCGGCCACAGTGATTCCCATTTTCCCATCTGAGATATACGCATACCGTTTAGCACCTTGGGTGATGAATTGATCATAATGACCGTCAAACTCAAACAAACCGATAAAATGCCGGGTGCCGTTCATGTCATCCGCATAGGCTTTGTTCCGGATCGCTTTCTGTTTTAACTGATCATTCAGCCGGTTAATATCAATGTTTCCCTTTGTCTTCACAGAGTCTGTATCACAGTAAATGATTTTATCTCCGCATAATTTGATAGCATCCTGCAGCTGCTTCCGGGCCAACGCGGTCGTATATACACCCCAACTATACGGAAACGCGGCATTCTTCAATAATTTCTCCAACTCTTCCGGTGTAAAGTCCTCATAGCCGGATATTTTATATTCTCCATCTTTATAGAAGATATCCTGATGGACCGGATCAGTGGCAGCCATTCCGAAAATAGCATTGAGCAGATTTTTGCTCTTGGTATAGATATATTTACCGTCTTCCGTCTGGTCTCCTTTTAGCGCGGTCTTCTTGTCATAATATCCCTGGATAACAGCACGATATGGACCAGGAAGGAAATCCTTCTGAGCTACCATTGCTTCCATAACATCAAAATAATCAAACTCATACTGGTCCAGGATGATCCCTAAGTCTATTTCAGTCAGACTGATCTCCATATATGCCGCCTGAAGGACGCGCCCGTTATCCATGATCAGGTCAATATCATCGTCACCCATTGCCTGACATCTGGAAAGACTGATATACGGTATCGGCTCCCGGTGATTTTTCAGCCGAACATTTTTGAATTGATACGTTCCAACAACAGCATATCCCAGACCTATAAACTGAAATACCCTCCGGATCCGCGCCTCCGGTGTTCGCTCTTTTAGATCCAGCCACCGGAACGGTTTCATAGGAAATTTCTGTGTAAGCTGCTGCGTGGGATATGAGGATGAGATATCATAGGAATAAACATCGTCTATGATCTTGTTTACAAAGTATCTGTTTGCGTGGGTATTTCCTCCCCGGAAGGCCTTCCGTAAAAGCCGGTATTCCTTTTCTTTTGGTTTCATCTCCCGGATATCAAGGAAAAGATCCTTTATACTTTCCTTGCATTCCCTGCGGACATATCCAGTACTGGTCAAAGGAACCGTCTGCAAGTTATCACCGCCCCGGGATACCCTATACT